CCCGTGGAACCAGATGTCGCTGGCTTTGTTCCCCGAATACAGCCCCTGCGTCTGCCATTGCGGGTTGCTCCCCTCCGGCATCGTCGACTGGAACACCGTGCCGCCGGGCTCGCCGGCGATGACGACGAAGCTCGGCACGGTGAAGGTGGCAGTGCCGAACTCGAACAGGCCCGCGGGGAATTTCAGGCCGATGACCTGGCCGGAGACGAGGTACTGGTTGGCGGCGAAGGTGATGAGCGCTTTCATCAAGGTGGCGGCCGCGACGGTGCCGTGCGCGCCGGCATCGTTCGCGGTCCAGAACAGACCACTCGTCCCGAGATTTGCGTTGTTCGCCGCCAGCGAGGCCGGATACCAGGTGCCGACCTGCTGCACGAGCTGCTGCAGCGTCATGGTCAGCGTCGCCGCCGGCGTCGCGTCCAACGGCACCGCGCCGAACGTGTTGGCGGTCGCCACATTGGCCGCCGCCTCGATCGCGGTCAGGCTGCCATTGACCGAGGTGAAGCTGCTGCCCGTGCTCGACGCCAGCGCGGTGATGGAGCCCACCGTCGCGCTGTTGGCGGTCGAGGCCGCCGCAAGGCCCGCGGTGAGGCTCGTATTGAGCGAGGTGATCGAGCCGGTCTGCTCGGCCAGGATCACGCCTTGCGAGGAAACAGTCCCCTGCAGCGCGGTGAAACTGGTATTGGCCGATGTCAGCCCGGCCGACAGCGTCGTCAGGCTGGTGCCTTGGCTCGACACCGTTCCCTCGAGCGCGGTGAGCGATCCGGACAGGGCGGTGATCGATCCCGGCAGCGCGCTGATCGAGCCGTACAGCGATGTGATGCTCGTGCCCTGGCTCGTGACCGTGCCTTCCAGCGCGGTCAGCCCGTTATCGAGCGTGGTGAGCGAGCCGGCCTGCGCGGTCACCGACGAGGACAGCAGGCTGATGCTGTAAGCGAGCGATGCGTTGCCATCGACGCCGGTGATGACCGACCCGAGCGACGTGATGCTGGCGCCGAGCGACGTGATGCTGGTGCCCTGGCTGGTGACTGTGCCCTCCAGGGCCGTCAGGGATCCGTCGAGCGCGGTGACCGAACTGCCCAGCGACGTCAGCGAGCTGCCCTGGCTGGAGACGCTGCCCGTCAGGGCCGTCAGGGTCGTCAGGGTTTCGCCCTGCTCCGCCAGGATGATGCCCTGCGCGGACACCGTCCCTTGCAGCGCGGTGAGCGAGCTGCTGAGCGCGGTGACCGAGGTGCCCAACGATGTGACGGAACTGCCCTGGCTGGAGGCGCCCGTCTCAAGCGCGGTCACCGAGGCGGACAGCGACGTCAGGCTCGTGCCCTGGCTGCTGACGGTGGCGCCCAGCGTGGTCAGGCTGGTGTTCGCGCTCGCCAGGCCGGCATCCAGCGTCGTCAGGCTGCCCTGCAGCGCGGTGAGGCTGGTGCCGAGCGACGTGATGGAACCGCCCTGCGACGAGACGCTGCCGCTCAGGCTCGTGATGGAGGTGCCGACCGACGAGATGCTGCCCGACAGCCCGGTGACGGTGCTGCCGATGCTGCTGACCTCGGCCTCCAGGGCGGCGAGCAGCGTGCCGAGCGCGGAATTCGTGCCGCTGATCGGCACAGTCAGAACCGAGGCGTCGTAGGGGGCGATCGCGGTGCCACCGGTCGACAGCAGCGCCGGCTGGCCGCCCAGCGCGGCCGAGATCGCGGCACTGGTGACGACGTCCGCCTCGGACGGCGTCGTGGGCAATCCGAGGTTCAGGATCCAGGTGCCGCCGCCTGATGGGGCGAAGCTCGCCGTCGGCTGCGAGGCAGGTGCCAGTTCGGTAACGCTGCCGATCGCGAACACCAGCGCCGGCCCGGCATAGGGCGCGGTCGGCGTCAGCGTGGCGATCTCGGGCAGCTCGATGCGGAAGGTCGCGACGAAGCTGTAGGTGCTGCCGGAGACGAAGGTGACGATGATGGTGGTGGTGACCGTGTCGCCTGGCGTGCCACCGGTGAAGACGACGACCACGCTGGAGCCGTCGGTGGCGATCTGTGGCGGCGGCGGCCCGACCTGGGCGCCATAGACCATTGTGGCGCTGGCGGCCGCGATGGCGTCGCCCTGCTGCGCGGCGATGACCCGGCTGAAATCCAGCCAGTAATCCGTCGTTTCTGTGGCGGCGCGGCGCGGCCAGATGCCGCTGCGGGCCGCGATCCCCGACGTCGCGACCGTAATCGTACGGCTGACGTTAGGGGCGTAGCCCAGCAACATGCGGCGGCAACCCCCGTTCAGAGCAAGGGCGGGTTTGCCGGGGGGCTGGTCCCCTCTGCTATGCCGTCGGCGCTATCGGCCCGTGGAGGAAGGTCACCAAGGCCTCGGCGATGGCCGCCTCCGTCGTGGCTTTTCTCACGCCGCGCTTGGCGGCCAGCCGCGCCTGCTCGATCGCGGCCACGGCGATGAGCCATGAAGAGGCCGCACCCTGGATCTCGTGGGCCACGTCGGAGAGCGTGGGCGTCTCATCGCAAATCCCGGCCGACAGAAGCGGCCAGCGTGCGGGATCGCGGTTGCGCGGCGCGGTGTTCGGGTCCGGATAGGCGGAAAGAAAAGCCCGCGCTTCGTCGTGCTTGAGCAGATAGACCATCGCCTGGCCCTGGCCCGGCGTGGTGATCTCGGCGCGCCTTCCCTCCGCTGCCTTGTCGATCGCGGCGTGCGCAGCCTTGCGCTGCAGCGGCAGGTTCTTGCTGGCCAGGATCATGTGGCGACGATCTTAAATTCCCGGTCGAGGTAGGGAAAGCAGGTCAACCGCAGCGTGTAGGTGCCGGCGTCGCTGGCCGCGAAGATCAGCGGCGGCAGCGCGTAATCCTGCGACGCGCCGTCGACGCTCACGCGCGCGCCCAGCGGCACGTTGTCGAACTTGGCATGGTCGGTGCCGCCGGCGGCGATCTGGGTGCGGTCGACCGTCACCGGCATCTCGGGACGCTTCTCGATGGTGGGCTTGCCCCCCGCAAACGTCACGTAATGCTCGGCCCCTTTGAAGACACCCGGAAACTGGCCGATGTCCTCGGTTTCGCAGGTGCCGCCGCCGCTCGTCGTCATCCAGCCGGTGATCCGGCCGGTCTTCTTGTCGTAGAGCGTGAACTGGCGAAGCGCGACCTGGGTCATTTGATGCGTCCGAACGCCGTGAGCGACACTGACGCCAGGCCTACATTGGTATCGGCCTCCCAGGAAACTACGAAATTATTGCTGTTGGCGGCAATCAGCGTGATCGGCAGGCTGAAGCTCGGAAAGTCGAGATAGCCGCCGGTCGAGCGGTTGAACAGCTCCGTGCCGTCCTGGGTGATCTTGAAATGCCAGGCGCCGCTGTCATACGGCGGGGACTGGCCCTGCTCGGCGTTGAAGAACAGCTGCCCGGTCCGATCCGTCGGCACCGACACGCTCATCTGAAAGACGACTCTCAGGCCGGCATTGATGCCGGTGCCCTGCAGCGGCCCGGTGCCCGACGGGGTCGTCGTCGTGCCGCTGGTCATACTGGTGACGCTGTCGTCGACCAGCTGCAAGGTGTTGACCACGGCGTAGCCGATCTGCGCCTCGCTGGTGATCAGCTCGGAGCTGGCGAGCTCGGTCGCGCTGATCGTGCCGGCGGCGATCTCGGTGCCGGTGATGGCCCCCGCCTCGATCGAACCGGCCACGATCTTGCCGTCCGCGCCGAGGATCGCCGACGTGGGTGCCCATCCCGCCGGGCTCGAACTGGTATTCCAGTAGTAGAGCTGGTCGTTGCTCTCCAGCACCACGAACTCGCCCGCGGTGCCGGTGCCGGGCAGCGAGGTCACCAGCGTCGGCGTGCTGGGCAACAGGCCTTGCGCGAACAGGGCCGCGGTCAGGATGGCCGTCGGCAGGTCGCCCACCAGCAGCTGCAACGTGGTCGCGCTCACCGGGCCGGCGAAGGCGCCATAGGCGAGCGTCGTGCTGACCGCCCGCACCTCATACCACCAGGTCGTCAGCGGCTGCAGGTTGACGCTGTCGCTGTCGGTGTAGCTCGTCGACATCGTCTGGGCGAGCAGCGTGAACGTGCCCGGCTCGTTGGTGCCGCCGACGACCTGGTTCGGGGCGCGCCAGACCTCGTAGTAGTAGAGGTTCGACAGGGTGACCGCCTGCCAGTTCAGCGACACCATGCGCACGCCGCCGGCGGCGGTGAAGCCGAGCGGCATCGAGGGCGCGATCGGCTGGCCGTCGACAGTGACCTGCTGCGACAAGGCCCAGGGCGACTGCCGGCCGTCGCCGGTCACGCCCTGCACCGAAAAGACGTAATCGCCGACCGGCAGGTTATCGATGTCGAGCGACGGGCCCGCGGCGCCGCTGACGATGTTGCTGTAGCCGTTGCTGCCCTGGGCCTGGACATTGTAGGTCAGCACGCGCGGATCGGTGCTGGAGGTCCAGCTGACGGTGGTGCGCAGCACCGTCGTGGTGCCCTCACCGACGTAATAGTCGGTGATGGTGACGTTGCTCGGCGGTCCGATCGGATCGGAATAGGGATCGCCGAGGCCCGAGTAGAACGCCTGGTCGGTGAGGTTGAGCCCGTCCTCGATGCGGGCATATTTGTTTGGGTCGTGGAACAGCCCGGTGATCTCGAGCTGGGCCGGCTGTGGCTCGGTCAGGCTGACCACGCGGAACTGGCGCGGGATGATCGTCGAGCTCTTGAAGTTCCACAGCGTGCCAGGCACCGGCAGTTCGGGCAGCGTGACGTCGAGGTTGAGCACCGTCGTCCCGCCGCTGCCGGTCTCGATGCCGGAGACGGCCAGGTTGCCCGTCACCCCGTAGCCGGGGATCTCCACATCCACGAAATACGACTCTTCCGAGAAGTTCGTATTGGTCAGCAGCGAGTCGGTCGTCAGTTGGGTGAGGCCGCCGGCGCCGGTATTGGCCGCCCCCAGCAGCCGGCCGGACCAGCGCCAGCCGACGTATGCCGGATCCATGATTTCGATGACGCTGCCCGGGAAGACGTCGAGATGGTCGAGGCCCGCCTGGTAGGTGACGGTCTCGGTCGCCGTCTGCTCCTGGTCGATCAGCCAGTGCGCGGCGAGATGCGCCTGGCCGCGCGTGGTGGCGCCGAAGGCGGCGAGCTGCGCGATCGCCTGGCCGTTGTTCGGCGTCAGCGCCGCCATCGGATACTGGTAGAGCTCGGGGCTCGGGTTCCACTGATTGTTCGGGTCGATGAAGGAGGCGATCGCCATCGAATGGCGGGTCTTCAGCGCGGTCGACTGGTAGGCGAAATTGCCGCCGATCACGTCGGCCTGGTTGACGATCTTGCTAACCGGCGTCGGCATGTCGGCGGTGATGCGCACCGTGCCGCCGCCCCACCAGGACATGCCGCGGAAGATGGACGTGAAAGCCTGCAAGATGTTGTAGGCGTCGTCGCGGTTGGCGATCGAGACGTTGCAGGTATAGCGCGGCGCCATGCCGCCGAAGCCGTCGGGGATCGACTCGTCGCAATATTGGCCGATCTGATAGAGGTCGAACTTCGTCTGTTCTAGGTATTGCGTCGGCAGGCCGAAGCCGTACCGCACGTTCTGCAGGATGTCGTAGATGATCCAGGCCGGATTGTCGCAGACCGCAGGCTGGAAGCTGTAGCCGTCCCATGTGCCGTTGATCGTGCCGGGGCCGCTCGTCGCATAGGTGCGGGTGAGCACGTCGTAGTTGAGCGGGACGCTGATGACGAGGGCGGCCAGGTCATAGGCGCGCGTCGGCAGCGTCGAGCCGAACAATTCGGAGTCGAACGTGATCCCGACATAGGCGCTGTCGGGATAGATCATCGCGTGGTCGATGATCTCCTCGACCGCTATCAGGTAGAAGGCGTTGACGACCGTGCTCTTGCCGCTGTCGGCGGTGGTTCGGTTTATCGTCACCGTCCAGGGCGCGTTGCCGGTGAGCGAGAACGTGTAGGTCCGCTCGTAGGGCGAGGTGCATTTGCCGCTCACCGTGTCGGCGATCGCGGTCACGGCGCTCATGTCGCCGGACTGGACGGTGATGGAAATGCCGAAGTTCGAATCGCCGGTGTTACCGTTGTTCGTATCGACCGTGTAGAGCGCCGGGACCTGGATCGTGACGGCGCAGCGCGTGGTCGACTGGTCGGTGATCGTGTGGGTCTGCGGCGTCGACTGCATCACCAGCACGCCGTACTGGTAGGTCGTTTCGACGGCAGGGAACCCGTCCATCGGATCCTGCGTCGGCAGGCCGAGCCGCACCTCCCAGGTCACCCCCCGGAAATTGTACTTCCCGGTGCTCGCCATGAGCGGCACGCCGTTGAAGTAGATCGACTCGGCACCGTTCGCGAGGCCGCCGATCGGCCCCTCGCCGAGCAGGTCGAGAATGCGCACCACGCTGCGGCTCTGCAGCGTGTTCGGGCTTTCTATGCCCCCGCCGCCCGCGCCCTTGCCCTTGCGGCCGCGCACGCCGGCCCACGCCGCAGGCATTGTCGGCACCTTGGGCACGACCGGGCCGTGCCCGCGAAACCGCCGGCCGCGGCGCTCAGCTGCCAATGCCGACCACCGTGGAGATCGCCTCGGCGCCAGTGCCGTGGCCATCGGTGATCTGTACCTCCGGCGCGGCGTCATAGCCCGAGCCGCCATCGTCCACGACGATCGATGTGATGACGCCGCCGGTCACCACCGCGTGCGCGGTGGCGCCGCTGCCCTGGCCGGTCGCCACCAGCGCGACCGACGGGCCGGTGTAGTTCGAGCCGCCGAGGATGACGGTGATGCCGGCGACCGGCCCGGTGATCGGCTGGGTAGCGTTACCCAGCGAGTCGCCCGTGTTGATCGGCGAGCTGCCATAGAGGTCGCTGTCGCCGTAGGTAACGCCGGTTTCGTAGCTGCCGGGCACCATGGCGATCGCCTGGTAGCCGGCGCTGATCATCACGCTGCCGACTCGCACCAGCGTTCCGTAGTTGAGAAACACCGGGCCGCCTTGGCTCGCCGTGTTCAGCGGGCCCGACAGCAGGAAGCTCGCGTTCGGCGCCGGCGGCTTCGGCATATGCGTCAGGATCCCGCCGATGCCGGCGAACAGCAGGCCGGCGCCGATGACGCCGTACGACAGCGCGGAAATGCCCAAGAAGGTATTGCCAAGACCGAGGAAGGAGCCGCCGGCAGCTGTCACGCCGAGCGCGCCGCCTGCGGTCAGGACGGCGGCGGCGATGAGCACGACACCCAGGATCGCCTTGACGATGTCGCCGCCGATGCCGCCCTTCCCCCGGCCGCGCGCCGCCGGGAAGATATGCAGATCGTGCCCGTTCAGCTTGAACGGGATCTCCTCCTCGGCGAGGATGATGCCGCTCTTCGGGCCGCCGCGAACAACGCGATACTGGCCTTTTTTCAGTTCCTGCTCGAACCCCGGCACCATCCGGCACAGCGCATAGATCGCATTGCCCGGCGTCGACACGCCGAACCGGTATTCGGCGCCGAAGCGCGATCGCAGCCTGCCATGCAGGACGATGCGCGCCGGCGGCGTGGGCTCATTTGGCGCTGGCATGGCGCACCCAGCGGACGATCAGCTTGTTCCAGTTGCCCAAGTGCTCGATGCAGCTGCGCGACATCGCCCGGTGGTGCAGCACCTTTTCCGCGCCGACATAGACGGCGGCGTGGTTGATGCGCATGCCGATATAGGCGCCGCCGGAATTGCCGGGGATCGCGATCATGGCGCAGTCGCCCTCGCGCACATTGTGCGCCGAGATCGGCTCGAACCCGGCCTCGCGGAACCCCTGCTCGTAGGCGTCGGCCCCGGGCTTGGTCTTGTCCTTTTCCTCCCACCATTTCCAGTCGCGCGGGAACTCCGGCAGCTCGACCTGGCGCTGCTGCCGGAACCAGTCCCGAATGAGCGCGTAACAATCGCCCTTGCCGTCGGTGCCGGTCGGGCCGTGCCGGAACAGCCGCCGCTCCAGCGGCACGTCCGGCGTCCCCTTCCCCCAGAACCACGGTTTGGAAATCGAATTCTGGTCGAGCGTGATGATGCCCCACGGGATGTCCATGGCGATCTGGGCGTGCATGTCCGAGGCGCTGGGCCAGTCGACGACCGAGCGCATCCGGCGACCGTCATTCGGATGGGAATGGATGAGCGCCAGCGCGTGGCCGGCTTCGATGTAGGGCATCGCCTCATCCGTGCAGTCGAAAGCCTCGAGCGGTTCCGGTGAGACGTTCTTCAGCGGGACGTAGCCCGACTGGGTGACCAGGCCGCAGCTTTCTTCCGGAAAGCAGGCGCGGGCATGGGCCTGCGCCGCGGCAATGATGCTGGCATCGAACATACCGGGCTGCGTCCGCCCGGCTGGTCCCCGCTAGAATGCGTTGATCGCAACGCCAGGGAAGGCGCGCGTCGGCAGCGGCGTGGTGGCGCCGAACCGGGCGACGCAATCGTTCAGCCGCCGGCCGCAGATATCCTGCGACGGCTCGGTCACCGGATCGGTGTTGATGTCGAAATAGGCGGAGCCGGTATAGGGGCAGGATCCGTAGACGAAAGTCGTGCCGTTCCAGGTCCGGTAGGTGTGGGTGCAGGCGTTCTGCAGCACCACGCGGCCGGGCAGCTGCAGGCCCTGGAAGTCGGACGCGGCGGCGAGCTCCAGCTGGACGTAGCTCTTGTCGGCGTGCGCCTTGCGCTCGACGCGGAACATGTCGGTGCCGGTGCACATGCCGGTGCCACCGCTCGGCTGGCCGTCGAGATATTTCTGGTAGGTGCGGAAGCGCGAGACGATCGCGCCGATGCAGTCCTGGTAGGCGATCACCAAACTCATCGGCAGATTGTTGATGTTGGAGATTTTCAGGGTCGGCGTCGGCAGCGGCCCCTGGCCGGTATATTCGAAGCCCTGCGCCTCGATCGGCAGCGGCTGGTAGGCGATGCCGGCGAAGCTGACGGCGGCGCCGTTCAGCGGGCCGGGCGTCCAGTTGATGATGGCGCCGCCGAGCGACGTCAGATCCAGCGTGAACAGGGACAGCCACGCGCTGTTTGGCGCGAGGCTGTGGCTGGTGGCGTCGAAATCGGAGTAGGACATGCGGCGGATCCTGCGTCAGTGCGCCGGCGGA